CCGCAAGATGTAGAGATGTATGCTAAAGGCGGTAAGGTTGGTAAAGGCGGTAGAGCTGGTGCCGGTTCGGCTATAGCTAAGAAGTTGTTACAAAAACCTGGTTCTTTAACTGCGGCGGATATGTATGAAGAAGGTGGCAAGGTTAATGCAGCTGGAAATTATACTAAACCCGGCTTGCGTAAACGTATTGTTTCTCAAGTAAAAGCTGCTGCAACACATGGTACTGGCGCAGGTCAGTGGTCGGCCCGTAAGGCTCAACTAGTAGCAAAAAAATATAAGGCGGCTGGCGGTGGTTATAAATGAGTGGATTAGCAAAATCTCAGCGTTCTTTAAAGGCTTGGGGAGACCAAAAATGGACAACCAAGTCAGGGAAAAAGTCGTCCGAGACGGGGGAGCGATACCTGCCAAAAAAAGCAATCGAAGCCCTAAGCCCGCAGGAGTACGCAGCAACAACACGAGCAAAACGAGCAGGAAAAGCACAGGGGCAGCAGTTCGTGCCACAGCCAAAAAAAGTAAAAGCAAAAGTAAAACCATATAGAAAGGTGTAAAAATGATTACGTTTAAATTAGAAGATAAGGCAGCAGAAGCAATGATGGCAGTACTTAATGCCGGCAATTCAAATGCTTCTTTTGTTCAAGAGCTAAATGTTCAGTATATTGAGCAAACTCAAGTAGATAATATAGTGCCCCCAGAGCCCCCAGTGGTAGAAGAGCCAGCAGTTGAAAAACCCGTTGCAGCTAAAAAAACTGCAAAAGGTGAGTAATGTCTGACACAAAAGACTTTATACAATTGCAGGTAGAAGCGTCTGAGCGTTTATATCAAATGATGCTAGATGACCATAAAGAACGAATTAAAGACATGTCGATGTGGGCAGAAACTAGCGTAAGCCTTATGAAAAAGTTAGACGAACGGGATGCACTAATAGAAAAACTACACGCAGAGATTGCAGCACTTAAAGCTAAGTAAATATGGCAAATACGACAGGCCTTTCAACTTTTAATTTGGATCTTAATGATCTTATTGAGGAAGCATATGAGCGTGCTGGGCTACAGGTGCGCTCTGGATATGACTTTCGTACGGCACGCCGGTCTTTAAATTTGCTTACTATTGAGTGGGCAAACCGTGGTATTAATTTATGGACTATAGAAGAAGGTGTAATTCCATTGGTTACGGGGCAAGCAGTATATCCAATACCAGCAGATACAATCGACCTTCTAGACCACGTTATTCGTCAAAACAACGGCACTGCTAGCACACAATCGGACATTAATATTTCCCGTATTTCTGAGTCTACCTATTCAACCATACCTAATAAGCTAACAAACGGACGCCCAATTCAGGTTTGGATAAACCGACAAACTGCTAATACAAATGCGGTAGCATCTACAACCGTAGCGGCAAGCGGCAACACACCAAGCGTAGCTATTACAGACACCACAATTTATGTAGGCTCAACAGCTAACTTACCTTCTACTGGGTTTGTTTTAATTGACTCAGAAACTATTGGATATACAAACGTAACCGCTAATCAGCTATTAAATTGCGTAAGAGGACAAAACGGAACTACCGCAGCCACCCATGCTACTGGTGCTTCTGTAACAGTACAAAACCTACCGTGTATTAATATTTGGCCTACCCCTAATGCTGGTGGAGATTATACGTTTGTTTATTGGCGTTTGCGCCGTATGCAAGATGCTGGTAATGGTGTAAATATTGAGGACATCCCATTCCGTTTCGTTCCTTGTATGGTTGCTGGGTTAGCGTACTACATAGCTATGAAAAAACCAGAAGTAATGCCAGACAGGGTTATGGGACTTAAAGCCGACTATGAACAACAATGGTTGCTAGCTTCCCAAGAGGATAGAGAAAAGGCTGCTGATAGGTTTGTACCCCGTCAGTTGTTTTACTAATGCCGTCTAAGTATGCATCTGGCAAATTTTCTATTGCCGAGTGTGATCGGTGTGGGCAACGGTATAAGCTTAAAGAGCTAAAGAAAGAGGTAATTAAGACCAAGCTTTATAACATTAAAGTATGCCCAACATGTTGGGATCCAGACCAGCCGCAGTTATCGTTGGGTTTATATCCAGTTAATGACCCAGTAGCTGTTCGGGAGCCAAGACCTGATGTAAGTTACCAAGCGTCTGGAGTAGATATATTAGGCAATATTTCGGGGGGTAGTAGGGTGTTTCAGTGGGGGTGGTACCCAGTAGGCGGGGCGAGTAGTTTTGATACAGCGCTAACCCCAAACTATTTGGTAGCAATAGGACAAATTGGTACAATAACGGTATCAACAACTTAGGAGTAAAAAATGGGATACAAAAAAGGTGCAGATGGCGTAGTTAGCAAGGGTAAAACCGACGCTAAAGTTTTTCCTAACGACGGCCCAAAAGTCATTGACAAGGGCCCAAAGGGAAGCAAAAGCAATCTTAACAAAAACATGAAGTCTATGGGCCGTAATATAGCTCGTTGTGCTAATCAAAGGGGTCGATAATGGCTAAGTTCTCTCAAAAGGTTATGGGCAAAGAAGTTGGTTCAGCCGACGTTTATGCCAAACCGCATACCATGAAAGGTAAGACGATGAATACTAAAGACGCTATGATGGCTGTTAGCCGCCCTCCTGACCCAAACACTTTGTTGGCTAAACAATCAACCCCAGGCGGGCAGAATGTTGCTCGTGTAAGCATGGGCGACCCAGCTCGTGATGGCGTTAAGACTACTGGGACTAAAATGCGTGGTACAGGCGCAGCAACTAAGGGCGTAATGTCCCGTGGACCAATGTGTTAAGGGTAAACCCTATATATGACATATACAGAACTTGTTGCGGCTATTGAGGCGTACGCTGAAAACTACGATACCTCTACTGGGGGCTTCGTAGACAATATACCTGTTTTTGTAAAAAACGCAGAACAGCGCATTTATAACAGTGTACAGCTACCTTCATTACGTAAGAACGTAATTGGGACGCTAACTGTAAACAACAAGTATTTGGCTTGCCCTATTGATTTTTTAGCTTCGTATTCTATAGCGGTAATTCAAAACTACGGCACTGCCACGGAAGAGTACACCTACCTTTTAAACAAAGACGTTAACTTTATACGTGAGTCTTACCCAACCCCGGCTGACACTGGTTTGCCTAAGTATTACGCTTTATTTGGACCTGATACCTCCGCTCCCACTGAATTGTCTTTTATTGTTGGCCCAACCCCTAACGCTGCTTATAGCGTAGAACTACACTATTTCTATTACCCAGAGTCAATAACTACCGTGTCTACAGGGCAAACTTGGCTTGGCGATAACTTTGATTCTGCACTTTTATATGGTTCTTTACTAGAAGCCGGCACATTTATGAAGTCCGACCCCGATATAATGTCGGTATACAAAGGCAGATACGATGAGGCAATGGGGCTTCTTAAACGGCTGGGCGACGGTCTTGAGCGTGGTGATGCTTACCGTGACGGGCAGACTAAACTTGATACTAACCTTAGAGGGAACGTTGTTACATGACAATCCAGCAAGGTCAATGCACTATCTTTAAACAGAACTGCCTAAGCGGGTTGGAAAACTTTGCCTCTGGGACTTCCTATGTCTATAAAATTGCTTTATATACGGCTAATGCGGACTTATCTTACGAAACGACTGCATATACGACTTCTAATGAAATCAGTGGTACGGGGTATACGGCGGGTGGTAATACGCTAACTCCTATAGTTCCAGCAAGTTCAGGGCAGACTGCCTACGTGTCTTTTAACAACGTGACTTGGACGGGGGCTAGTTTTACTGCTAGAGGAGCTTTGATTTATAATAGCACTACAAATGCGGCAGTTGCGGTACTGGATTTTGGAAGCGATAAAACAGCTACAAGTACTTTTACAATTACTTTCCCAACGGCTGGTGCTACAACAGCCATTATTCGATTTAGCTAGGAGCAGTTATGCAATCTGAAAAAATTAACGCAGCCGATAATTCCGGCGCATCTTTAATATGTGGCAACAAGATTGAAGAATCTGCTAATGCTACTGGTGTTTATACAGTCACTTGTATGGGCGCTGACGGTCAAACTAAATGGGTAGATACATTTGATAATACCGTTGTAACGGTAGGTAAAGCCCTTTTGTTAAACGCTATGTTTGCTGGCACTACGCCTATTACAACTTGGTATTTGGGTCTAGTTGACGGAGCTTCTGCTCCTACTTATAGCGTAGCTGACACAATGGCTTCCCATGCTGGTTGGTCTGAGACTGTTCCATATAGTAATGCTACTCGCCCTGCCGCTACTTTTACTGCAACTGCTACAAACTCTATTGCTGCCGCAGCTGCTACATTTAACATTAACGCTACGGCTACTGTGGCTGGTGCTTTTTTAGTTAGCAACAATACTAAGTCTGGCACTACTGGCACTTTGTATTCCGCAGGTAACTTTAGTACTGGCAATCGCTCTATTTTGTCTGGCGATACTTTAAACGTAACTTACACAGCTTCTTGCTAAATGCCAACATATAACGAATCCGTTATTGAAGCCCTTGCGGGTTGGAGCGCTGGCGCTTGGAGCGAAGGCGTTTGGGGGACTTCGACTGAACCGACAGACACACAGGTATATGCACTAACGATAGCTTCAGCATTAACAGAGACTATTGCTCCATTAGCGGATAAAGTAACAAACGGACAATGGTACCCAGAAGTAATAGAAACAGTTACAGCAGCAGAGGCTATAACCACTCAATCATCTATGAATCAACCAGTAAATGAAGCTGTAACTGCAACTGACACGATTACTTATAACATACCTTGGGCAGCAATTAATACTAGTTCAACACCCAATTGGACGCAAATAACAGTACCTTAAAATAGGATTTATTATGCCATCTACATACTCAACCAACCTAGCCATTGAGCTTATCGGTACAGGCGAACAGTCTGGTACTTGGGGTAATACGACCAATACTAACCTTGGAACCCTGATTGAACAGTCTATTAGCGGTGTTGTTACTCAAGCAATGGCTGACTCAAATCAAACTATTACTATTCCCAATGGTGCGACTGGTGTTGCACGGAATATGTATATTGAGTGTACTGGCGCATTAACTGCTGCCCGTCAATTAATTGTTCCTACTAATAAAAAACTTTACTTTATTTTTAATAATACTACTGGCGGTTTTGCAATTACTGTTTTAGTAAGTGGTCAGACTGGTGTTTCTGTTCCAGCGGGTAAAAAAGTAATTCTGGTAATGAATAGTGCTGGTACAGACGTTGTAGACGCTACTAACTATTTGTCTGGTTTAACTGTTGGCGCTCTAAACGGAATCATTAAAGGTACTACAGGTGTGCTTTCTGCCGCCACAGCTGGTACTGATTATGTAGCTCCTGGTACTGCTACGACCTTTACTACGACTCAAACATTTAATGGCACGTCTTCTACTGCCGCCATAAGAGAAATTAATATTATTGAGCCAGCCTCTGTTACCGCAGTTGCTCCTACAGCCACAACTAACTTCTATATTAATACAGGCGCAGTTCAATACATTACTGCTAACAACGCTAACAACTGGACGTTGAACTTTGCGTTCTCTGCTGGTACTACGTTAAATGCTGCAATGACTACCAATGATTCTATATCTTGCACTTTAATTACTACTAACTCTACAACGGCATATTATTTAAGCGCTATTACTGTAGATGGTACAAGTTCTGGTGTAACAGTTGAATGGCAAGGCGGATCTGCTCCTACTAGTGGAAACGCAAGTTCTTTAGACTCGTACACATTCGTTATTATCAAAACAGGTTCTGCCGTTTACACTATCCTAGCCTCGCAAACCAAATTCGCTTAAGGTTTTATAGATGCCACGTTTATCTAAAATTGGTTCAGCAGCCCTAGCAGCTTTTGGTTGGACTTCGGGTTCATCTGTTACTGCTAGTTATCTTGTTGTCGCTGGTGGCGGTGGAGGTGGTAGTGAAATTGCTACTGGTCAATCTTCAACTGGTGGCGGAGGCGGTGCTGGTGGTTTTTTAACAGGCACAACATCTTTAATCCTAACTCAATCTTACACAGTCACTGTTGGTGCTGGCGGAGCAGGCGGTTTTGCACGAACATCAGCCGCAGTCTCTGGTAGCAACTCTGTTTTTAACGCAATCACATCTACTGGTGGCGGTAGAGGCGGCAATGATGTAGCCAATGCAGCAACAGGCGGTTCTGGCGGTGGGGGTAGAGCGGATAACAACGGTGCGGCGGGTACATCTGGTCAAGGTAATGCTGGAGGTAATGGCGGTGGCGGAGCTAACGGAACTGGTGGTGGCGGTGGCGGCGCAAGCGCAGTCGGAGGAACTGCCACGTCTTCTGTTGCGGGCAATGGCGGTGCTGGTACTGCATCAAGCATCTCTGGTTCAAGCGTAACCTATGCTGGTGGCGGTGGTGGCGGTGCGGCTGGTTCGCTTGGAAAAACCGCAGGAACGGGCGGCGCTGGGGGTGGCGGCAACGGCGCAACAGGAGGCACTGCAACCTCAGGAACTGCTAACTTAGGCGGTGGCGGTGGTGGAGCGGGTGAAAATGGTTCTAGTAGCACGGGCGGTAACGGCGGTTCAGGCGTAGTCATCATCTCCTATGTAGGCGCACAACAATTCGGTGGTGGTGTCGTTACCTCAAGCGGTGGCAACACAATTCATACATTTACTACATCTGGCACATTAAGCCCATTGTCTTCATTGACGGCAAGTTCATTGGTTGTCGCTGGTGGCGGTGGCGGTGGAAAACGAATTGCTGGTGGTGGCGGTGCTGGTGGCTATAGAACAGGTTCTGGCATAACCCTTGATACTAATTCAACATATTTAGTAACTGTTGGTGCTGGTGGCGCTGGTGGTGATGTCTATACCGTAGCGGGCACAAGTGGTAGTAATTCCGTATTTAATGCTATAACTTCTGCTGGTGGAGGCGGTGGCGCTGGATCATCAATTAGCAACGGTGTTTCAGGTGGTTCAGGAGGTGGTTCTTCTGATAGCGGTACGGCTGGTTCTGGTAATACTCCGTCTACCTCTCCAAGCCAAGGAAGTAATGGTGGTGTGGGTAGCGGGACTGCTCCATCATATGGTGGTGGCGGTGGTGGCGGTGCATCTGCTGTCGGTGGCAATGGCTCATCAACTGTTGCTGGTAATGGTGGAGCTGGTACTGCAAATAGTATTTCAGGTACATCTGTAACTTATGCAGGTGGCGGTGGCGGAGGTTCTAATGGTGGTACTGCTGGCACTGGCGGTTCTGGAGGAGGTGGTAATGGAACTTCATCAAACGCAACTCCAACTGGTGCAAGTGCAAATTTGGGTGGTGGTGGCGGTGGTTGTGGTGGTTTAGATACTGGAACAGGTACAACCTTTGGTGGTCAAGGTGGCTCAGGCATCGTAATCATCTCCTATCCAGGCGCTACTCAGCAAATGGCTGGCGGTACAGTTACTGTAGCTGGCGGTAATGTAATCCACACATTCACATCAAGCGGATATCTTGCACCATTATTTAGTGCAAACAACTCATTGCGTTTCCGTGCAAGTAACTCTGCTTATCTAAACAGAACTCCAGCTAGTGCCGGTAATCGTCAAACATGGACTTGGAGTGGGTGGGTTAAAAGAGGAACGCTAGGGACATATCAGCAAATATTTGGTGCTTATATTGGAAGTGGTACAACAGACACAAACTATTTTGAAATAACTTTTTCAAGCTCTGACTTAATCTCAATTACTGGGTATTCAACTGTTTATAGAATAAGTACAGCAGTTTATCGTGATCCATCTGCTTGGTATCACATTGTTGTTGCGTTAGATACAACTCAGGCAACAGCAGGTAATCGACTAAAGGTTTATGTTAATGGTTCTGAAGTAACTGCTTTTGGTACATCAAATAACCCAACACAAAATACAGATCTTGGTATAAATGGTGCTTATCCTCATGGTATAGGCGCAATTCCAGCAAACGTATCATACTTTGACGGCTACATGGCTGAGGTCAACTTTATCGATGGTCAAGCCCTAACCCCATCCTCATTTGGTACAACGGACGCTTACGGTGTCTGGCAGCCTATCCCATACACAGGAACATATGGCACTAATGGGTTCTATTTACCATTTACAGATAACTCTGCTCTGACTACATCATCGAATGTGGGACTAGGAAAAGACTTCTCAGGCAACGCAAACTATTGGACTACAAACAATATCAGCATTACCGCTGGCTCCACATACGACAGCATGGTTGATGTGCCGACCAACACGAACTCAAATACGGCTAATTACTGCACATTAAACCCATTAAACGCTAGTACAACTGCTGCTGCTAACAATGGCAATTTACAAGCCTATTCAACATCTGGTGCAAATACTGGTGCGGCTGGTATCAACGGGACAATTGCTCTACCAACTACGGGCAAATATTACTTTGAAGTAACCATGTCTGCCGTATCTAACGCTGGTTTGGCTGGTATTGCTAAATTAGGTGCTACGCAAGATACAAACTTTGGTGCTGGTGCTTACGCTAATATTTACGCTTACACCAATACAAGTGGAGTGGCTTACGCAAATAATGCTACTGCATATACAGGCTCTACACTAACAACTGGCGATATATTAGGTGTTGCGGTTGATATGACTAACGGTGCTTTATATTTTGCTAAAAACAATACTTGGCAAAACAGCGGTAATCCGTTGACTGGTGCAGGGGCAATTAACTTTACTGTAACAGCCGATTTACTACCAACCTGCTATGCATGGAAAAACTCTGGTGCAGACGCTCTTTCAGCTAACTTCGGTCAAAGACCATTCTCCTACACACCCCCAACAGGGTTCTATCCACTAAACACATACAACCTCCCAACGCCTACGATATTGGCGGGGGATGATTATTTTAATGCAGTTACTTATACTGGAACTAGCGGAACGCAATCAGTAACAGGTGTTGGTTTTCAACCTGATTTTGTATGGATAAAAAATAGAACTAGCACCTTGTCTCATGTGTTACAAGAT